AAATAAGGTTGAAGTGGTGACCAAAGCCCTACAGGAAAAAAGCGAGAAGAAACTTATTGCAACAAAAGAAGCGGCAAGACTGAAATATTTGCAGAATATGCTGGCGATGGAAAAGGAGAAACTTGCCAGACAGTTGGACTCTAAAGAAACATTAATTCAGTCCGCCGCAACAAAAACAAAAAACCGTGTCTACAGTCTCGAAGTTCAAGTGTCTGAACAGGCTGCAAGAGCCGAAGCTGCCCATGCAGCTGCCACAAAAGCAGCAGGGAAAGCTTTTATGTCTATGCCATGGGGTGTAATCATAACAGCATTGACCACCATTGCAGCACTATCTGTAAAGGCATGGCACAGTAGTGATATGTACAAAGTGAGTGAGGCAACAAAAGAGGCAGCAAGACAGTTCGGTGAAGCACAAGGAAGACTTGTAATTCTCAAAGAAAGATTAGATGAAACAAAGAAGGGGACAGAGGACTACAAGAAAGCCCTTGAAGAGTTGAAAAACGAGTACCCTGAAATAATTGCAAAACATATTGACGAAGAAGGGTACTTGCGAGATCTCGAAAAGGCATACAAAGATTTGTCTGCTGCTGCAAAACAGAGTGCATACGATAGAGTCTTTGCGGAAAAAACGTCAAAGGCTTATGGGGATTTGGCAGAGAAGCAGGCTGATGTCATTAATAATCTCAAAGAGCAGCTTGAATTTTGGATCACCTGGAAGGAGAAACCGTCCGAAGCCGTAAAAGCCGAGGTGGAGAAAGTTTTGGCAGAACAGGTGCGTCTCATAGCAGAAGGAAAGAAAAATCGAATGGATGCAATGAAAGATTTTGAGGACTTCATTGCAAAATATGGAGGAAGTATCTCTCAGATGCCTGCGGCCCGTGGGGGTGAGTCTGATTATACACTCATATTGAACCAACTGAATGCTATTGCTTCACAGTATGAACAAACAGAACGTATTGTCGCGAAATACAGAGAAGCATTGAAACCAATAAAAGATGAAGATGAAGAAATCACATACCAAAGCCTCGAAAATGCTAAGAAAAGAAAGGCCGAGATAGAAGGCGAAATACTGGTGCTAAAACGGAAAATGGCAACTTTCACCATGTCGCTTGAAAACAACAAGAGGGAGCAATATTTGTATAGTCAAATGGAAAGCAAACTCTATGACCTTGAAGCGGCAGCACGGGGAGTGGCAAAGGAGATAACCGACATTGAGCAGTCATTGTCTGGAATGACTGTAGAACAGATGAAGACAAGGCAAGCTGCTATAAAACAAGAAATACTAAGTCTGCAGGCGAAGATGCACGTTTTGCAGTCAATGGCCTATATTAGCTTCCTGACAAAAAAATCCCTCGAAGAAGATGCTGCTAAAATAGATCAACTAAATAAAGAATGGCTCCAACTGGAACAGGCCATCAAAAAGGCGGAAGAGGATGCAAAGAAGGCCGCTGAAAACAACGGGAATGGCAGCGGCAAAGAAACGCCTGCCGAGAAACGCGCACGTTTGGCAAAGGAGGCATGGGAACGCTTCGGAAATACCTATGACCGCCTCATGGAGAAAATGGACTCCAAGAGTCTGAGCGGTGCCGCGAAGGTGGTGGCCGACATTGACAACAGCATCCGCAAGATGGAAGATGACCTCAAAATGGTCACCGGCAAGAATGCGAAAGAGGCTGCCGAGAAGCTCGAAAACCTCAAACGCAAAGCTGCCGAATGGAAGCAGGAACAGCTCAATGTCTATATCCAGAAGATGACCGACGAATTTGAGAAGTTCGCGGCCAAGGAGAAAGAGGCTGACAAAAACCAGTACATCCAAAAAGCCAAGGATGCAGCACAGCAGCTTTCTCAGCAGTTCCTGAACATCGACAAAGCCATCAGCCAAGCCGTGCTGGATGCCGACGCACTCACAGAACAGATGAATGCGCTGGCCGACAATGACCCGGAACGGGAACGCCTGCAAAAGCAGATCGACAAACTCAATGAGCTTATCAAAAAGTACAATGAGCTGAAACTTGCCATGCAGCGCAGTGTTTTCGACCGTATCAACACCGGCGACACCAAGGCCACCAGTCTCAGCAGTGATGAGAGCCAGTGGAGTACCGGCACACAGTCGAAGGTCAACGCCATGCAAAGCAGCGGCCTCGGAATGCTGTTCGACAAATCGGCATTCGAGAACTATGGCCGCGCACTCGAAAATATCAACAAGAAATACGAGAAGCAGAAGGAAAAGATCCAGGAGGCCAAGGAAGGCAACGAGGAAATACTGATGCAGCTTCTCGATCAGCAGCGCGCCGGTGATTGGAGTGGCGACCTACAGGCGAAAATCGACGCACGGGAGCAGGAAATCCAGCGTCTCGAACAGGAACAAACCATTCTCGACCAGCTGAAAACCACTGCAGAAGAAGCGGCAGAACAGGACTCTTTCGGCAAAGCTATCGACAAATGGATAACCGGCCTTGAAACCTTCGGCCAGCAGGCCATGCAGCTGTGGGGAAGCATCAACACCATCATCAACAATGCCGGTGAACGCCGCCTGAAAAAGGAGAAGGAACGCTACGACGAAGAGAGTAAAGCCCTGCAGCAGAAGCTCGACGACGGCATCATATCGCAGGAGGAATACGACGAGAAGAAAGAGAAGCTCGACCAGGAATACGACGACAAAGAGAAGGAGATCCAGAAGGCAGCATGGGAACGCCAGAAAGCCCTCAACATCGGTCAAGCCGTCATGGAAGGAGCTTTGGCCGTACTGAAAGCCCTTTCTTCCGCGCCGCCACCTTACAATGCTATCCTCGCCGGTATATCGGGTGCATTGGCCGCCGTGCAAATCGCCGCCATTGCCACCGAACCTTCCCCCTATGCTAAAGGTGGCTTCGTCAATAAGAAGACTTACATGATGGCCGGTGAAGCCGGGCGCGAATGGGTAGCATCGAACAGTCTGCTGACCGACGGCGCGACGGCACCCATTATCGACGCGCTGGAAGACTACCAGCGTGGCAACCGACGCGCACTCGAAGACATCGGAATGGCACAGCTACGACTCCCTGCTGCATTGGCAGCATCGGAAGAGATAGGCCGGAACCGTGTAGTGGTAAACCCGCCAGCGGTAACTGTAGCCGCTCCATCCGGCACGACATCCACCGTCAGCGATCCACAGCTGCTGTCGGTGATGAGAGAGCTGGCCACCTACATGAAGGATCCAAAGAACCGCCAGGCTATCATCAGCCGTCAAACCATGGAAGACTTCGAGAAAAATGAGGACTTCCTGCGCAATATGGCAAGGTTATAGTGTCCCCAATACTGAATAGTCTGTATCGTATCTTTGCAATGTAAATAATTAAAGAAATGAAAAAAGAAGATAAGAAATACTGGCTCGGCGCGACATTGTGCCTCGCTGGTGTCGCCCTGTTGTTTGTATCGCTGTTCCTGCCGCCGGTGGGCGAAATATCAGACATGGTGCTGTGGGCAGCCGGTGAAATTTTCACACTCGCGGGTGGCCTGTTAGGTCTGGACGCTTACTTCGACCACAAAATAAGAAAGTACTTCAAGGAGGCCGACAATGAGAATAAGTAGCATCCTTCCGCGCTGGCTCCAGGAGAGCAACCGCTGGAAGCACCTCGTAGGTATCTTCGTTGTGTCTTTCCTCGGTACACTCCTGATGGGCATTGGCTGCATCGGCGGCATGGAGTTCAAAGACGTACACCATGCCAACGGCGACACCAAACCAATGCGACAGTGGGATTGGAGCGCATGGGATTGGCTCGACAGCCTGGCAGGATTCATCGGTGGCATCCTCGGACAGGCATTGCAGCTTCTGGTTATACTAATAATATGTAAGGCAAAATGAATATCGTATTCAACAAAAAAGGCTACCCGGTACTGATGAGTAGCGACCGTATCTTTGCTGTCACGGTGAAAAATGACAAGAAAGTCGCCGAACAGCCGAAGGACACCTTCTCGGTCAACGGCACGGAATTTGTCTGCTGGGGCCCGGATAACCGATACCCGGACGAAGCCGTTCGCGTCATCGGTACCACGGGTGTACTCTCTACGGCCATCGGCTTCAAAGCGAGAACGAGCTTCGGGCAGGGTGTGGTGCCAATGGACATCACCGGCTACAGCGAAGACGGCAGCATGGAACTGCGGCCATGTTCCGACCAGGACATTCAGAAATACTTCCGCTCGTATGAGTTCCGGCAGTATATGTCGCAAGCATTCCGCGACCTGTTCAAGTTTGGCAACGCATTCCCCATCTTCTATTTCAACGAAGACGGCAGCAAGATTGTGCGCCTGATACTGCGTAACGCCCGCCATTGCCGTGTGTCGAAGGATAAAAGGTGGCTGTGCGTCTGGCCCGACTACGACAACAGCAACCCAGACGAGAAGACCTGCGAAGTCATCCGTATGCTCGACGAGGATGATCCGTTTTTCGACATCGAGGTATTGAAGCAGCAGGGCAAGCTCAACGGCAAGCCTCTGGCCTTCCCTCGAATCCGCAACTATTATTCCAACAATGACTACTACGGCATCCCCGATTGGGATGCTGCATGGAAGAGCGGATGGGTGGATATAGCACACCGCATACCTCAATTCCTGGCCAAGAGCTACGCCAACGCTATGACGCTCATGTGGCATATTCAGATACCCGCCGACTATTGGGAATCGAAGTTCCCTGAGTCTGAATATCCCAACAAGGAGGAGCGCAACAATGCCATCGAAGAGGCCATGCAGGAGATTGAGGACAGCCTGTGCGGTATCGAGAACGCCAACAAAGCCATCTTCACCGAGAGCAACATAGATGACTACGGCAAGGTGCCGAAGGAGTGGAAGATTGAGAGACTGAAAAACGAGATAGACGCGAAGGAACGCCTCTCCACATCGGCAGCGGCCAACAGCGAAATCCTGTTCAGCATGATGCTGAACCCGTCTGTACTGGGTGCCGGTATGCCGGGTGGTGCATATGCTGGCAATGCTGGCAGCGGCTCCGACATCCGCGAGAGCTTCCTGGTGTCGGTTATCACCACATACATCGAAAAACAGCAAGTGCTGGATCCTGTCCTGCTGCTACTGAAATATAACGGCCACGGCGACGACCTGGTGCTGAAATACAAGGAAACAATCCTGACCACGTTGAATACCGGCCAGGCTAAAGAAGAGATAACCACATGAACGAGCCACTATTTTTCAAGAAAGCAAACAAC